ATTACACTTCCTGGCATATTACTTATCCCCCTTATAATGCGGATTGCGTTTTCTGCAAGCTTCACCATATGCGCCCTTATCTTGTACCGGTTTATTGTCTTTGGTTTTCCGTTTTAACATTTGGGCGTAGGCGTTCCCTTGTCCGTCTTGCGTAGGCTTAACTACCATTGCATCTCTAAGCGCTTTTCCCATAGCATCGGCTACTATCCGGCGCTGCTCTGGCGGCAAGGTAGCAACAACAGGCTTTAGCGCCTTAACAAGACTTAGAATAGGCGCTTTGTCTGCCGTAGACGTTTTATCCGACTCCCCATCGGCAATAGTTTCAGCAGGAACAGTAACAGACTCCTCTTCGGTATCCTCGGTTACTGGCTTACTGAGCTCTTCTTCTAGTGATTCAAGCTCGTCTTTGGCTGGCTGGCTTATTTTGGCTTCTAAGGCATCAAGGCGGGACGTAAGGGCCTGCAATGCTTCCGCGCCACTGTCTGTTGTTTTCTCAGCACTTTGCGCTTCCACAGGCTTTTCGTCGCCATAGATGGCGTCGGCTGCTTGCTGCACCTCTTCTGGATCAGCGTCTTTAGCAAACACGCTCAGCATTTTTGCCAGAATACCTTTTTTTGTGGTCTCTTTTTTAATTGACATTCTTTCTTTTTCCTCCTTTGGTTGTTCGTCTTGAATAGCTACCATATTTCCTGCTCTGCCCTTGCTGACGACAGCCACATGATTGCCGACTATGCCTGTCTGTGTGTATGAGCCGTCGCCGTTCTCTGTATGTTTGCAATCATAACCACAAGATACTTCCCGCTTTCCGACTTCGATTTCGGCTATCAGATTGGCATCATAGATAATTAGGTCAGCAACAAGATAGTCGGCTTGTTCGCCACTGCCACGCCGGACATTACTTACATGTCCCTTGGTATAGGCGGCAAAGTTTGACGGGTCAACCTCGCCAGGCGGGTGGCCGTCGGTAACGGGTTTACCCTCGAAACTGGCGATAGCTGCGGAGGAAAAGACTTCGTTCTCGGTCCTTTCGACTCTCACCATGCCACTGTCTTCCGGCAGTCCCATTTCCCGAGGTAGATATTGTTGCCAGCCCGTCCGGGCAATCGGTACATTATGACATACTAAAAATCCCTCCGGCTCGGTCTTCGTCATGTTCGGGCTAAACCTAGTACCGTAATAAGCCCTCAATCAATTCACCCCCTCCCATGCATAAAAATAACCGCCTTTAAGCGGCTAGATGATTTCCAGTATGATTTTACACGCATCAATGACATTTCGCGGGTTGTCATCTTCTTCAATTATGCGCAACAGGGCATTAATTGCTTTCACTCTGCGCGGGTCATTGTCCTGTTGGTCCTTCATTTCGGCAAACTGTTTTTGCATTTCACTAAGCATAACTTACCTCCAGATCATTATTTACTCTATCCCTGATAATTTTACAAACTCTTTCCTGCTTATCCGGCTAATGCTGCCTCCCCTGTAAATCCGCATTGGACAGCTAAACATATCCAGACTAATAACCGGTTCAGCATAACAGCGGCAATTCGGGCAACAGCCTGCGTGATAGCGGCCTAATGTGCTTCGGTATCGCTTTCCGCTCTTGCCGATAACAGGAAACATGTCTTCCGGCGCTGGCGGGTCATTCCAATTAATTAATACTCCAGCCATGCCCCTATGGCTTTTCCTTGTCCTGCCATCCCCGCTACTGCCGCCAACAGCGCGCCAGACATACCATTCAACACCGAACTGCCTAGCTCTAGATTCGACAAGCGCTGATTGCGTCTTAGACACCTCAGTCCTTGCTATCAGGTCGGCATTGGCCCTTGTCTGCTCAGGAAACTTCTTCTTGATTTCTTCGGCTATATCACTTGCCCGGCGGCCTTTCAATGTTTCTCTGGCAATATATTGCGTGATATCATCCGCAATGTTATTGGGCAATGTGCGAATAATACCGGCATTGCGTTGGACTTGTTCAAGCAGTAGCCGGCCTGTTTTCCCTTCTAACTCCCGCTGTATTGCCTGATAAACCTCTCGGCCTCTACTATTGGCAAATGCCGCTTGACGCCACGTCCTGCCGCTGTCAGCAAATAAATGCGTAACCATCTGCATCGCTACTGCTTCGGCGTAGGTTAGGAATTCTGGCATTTTAGACATCTTTTGGAGCGTCTGCCGGATAGTATCAATATCATCGGTATCGCCTACCCACATAATGATCTGTTTGGCAATCTCTTGCAGAGCATTTCTAAATAGTCGCTCTATCCGCAGTTTCGGTTCCCAAAGGTCCTGCATTGTCATCACCATCCAGAGGCAAGTTTATACTTTCATCCATCCTTATGACTTCATCATTTGCATTGTCAATGTCCTCATCAGTAATGTTTGACCACATGCCGGTAATCTCGGATTGCTCCCGAAGCTCTTTTAAGAGTATTTTTTCCGATATGCCACCAGCAATAAATACTTTCGTTATGCTGTCGGTATTCTTGCTGGCCAAGTCTGCTTGTTCATCGTCTTTTAACCGCCGAACTGGTCTGAATGCGTAGTCAAAGTCATCAGGTATTGCCCCAAACTCACTGACCATCATGACCGGCAAGATCTTATCATATGTTGGGCGCAGGTCAGACTCTTGTTTCTCCTCGATTGTGTCATAGTAGTTTTGCATGTCCGACTCACCTGTGGCATTCATGCCGGCAGGGCAGCGGCCAAACAGTTTAGTAACCGGCATTTCCGCCGAACCTGCTAAGTCCATCATGTGGCGATCATAGACGTCACCAAGCCCGGAAAAGCTGTACTGGTGGGTCTGGTATTCGTCTTTCTCTCCTAATATCTGCACACCGTTATTATTAAGCAGCGCATTTTGAGCTTGCACAGTGGCATACAGGTTTTGCATAACTCGATCATTGCCGGTTGCCAATACCTGCCCCATACCTTCCATTTTGAGCGTTCGTATATTAGCCATGAACGTAAGCATGACCATATTCCAGCTAACGTTATCGCGCTTGCGGAGCTCTTCAAAAACATGTTCAAGCTCCGCCGCTCCCCAGTGAGATTCGGCAACTTTTTCGATATATGGCAGGTCACGGCCAATAAAGCGGCAAATCCGGCTATGGTGTACACAAATGCCTTTTTGCATACCGTCAGACGTTATCCGGTAGTATTGGGGCAGGCCGAAGTCGGGATCGGAAATATCGCCGATCAATTCGAGCTCTGGCGATATCCCGCTCCAACGGTCTAACACCAGCATCCCTTTGAAGGAGCCCGGCATAATCTGGTCGTATTCTAGCGGCTGATCGAGGATATCTTCATGACCTGCAATTAAAATTAAGCCGCCAGCACCGCCGTACAGTCTCCCCCACTGCAGCCCCTCTAGGATTTTGGCATTAATCCTTGTTTGCCGCTCAAGCTTTGCTAACCGTTTTAGTTGATCGGGTTCAAGCTGGCTGGTAATCTTATAGCCGTTCTTCATCATGTCTGCCGGAATAGCGTCAATGATGCGGCGCAGTACCCAGTGACTGCGGTATAGGCTATTAATAAGCTGCCAGTCACGTGTCAGCCTTGTATTGGGGTATCGTGTAGCCTCTAGCGCATTTGGCATATTAACACCAGACCGGGTAAGCGGATTCTGGAATGCGTCTTGCGTTTTTATACTCTTAGGCTCAGCCCTTGGCTGGTACTTGTTTTTTCTTCTGCTCATGCGGTTAGCCTCCGACTATTCATTCACGGTAAAAATTGCAGCAACTTCACTAAGCGCTAACGATGCCAGCGATATTCCTCTATTAACGCGCTTCCATTTCAATTCAGTAAAACTGCCACTATAAGTTCCGCATTCAAGGTCATCAACCTCGCAATCAACTATCGCACCACTTTTAAACACAATTTTAATTTTCATGCGGTCAGCCTCCACTTAGCAATAATTGTTTTACAGAAATACCGTAATGCATCCATAGCATGGTCATTTTGTTTCAGCGGTTTTTCTTCGCCGCGCTCTCTGGCTTTCTCATCCCAGATATAGCCGTCAATCTCACGCAGTGTATTCTTACAGCGCGCATGTATGCGCAGCCGGCCAAGGCTCATCATCATAGCGGTTACACGGATACCGTCATTGACACTGTTGTCGGCCTCCATTACCGCAAATCCCCTGTTTCTTAATACTGTCCTAAAAGACGCGGCAGACGGGTCAATAATAACAAAATCGGGGTATTCTCCCCCGATGAATTTTTCTAGTGCGTCCGCATATTGGTCATCTGTCTGTTGCTTCTGCTCCACTTTGCTATCGTAATAATACTCGTTCAGCACCCATACTTTTGCCCCGTCATCGTAAATATCTAAGAATACCATAGGGTTAGTTGTGCCGTAATCAACAGCAATGTATCGTCGGCATAGAGATTTATAATCGTGCTTTAAGTCTGAATCTAAGCATTTCATGTCATCACTCCACATATCGTAGATCGCACCGTCGGCAGTCACCCATAGCCCTAGAATCATCCGCTTGTACCACATGCCGGAATAGGCAGATTTTATAAAGTCGACATATTCAGGGCTAAGATTCGGATTATCTTCAAGCTCAAAATGGATAACGCCCACCATCCCTGCATCGATCTTCGCTTGGCTTGTTATGTATTCAGTGTACAGGTAGTGAAACGATGTATCCGGGTTTGTTGTACCATACAGCTTCGCACCTTTCACACTCATACGGTTAAGTAGCTGTTTAAAAAACTTCTCCGGCATGAGAGACAACTCATCACAGTATGCCCCGGCTAGGGTTTTACCTCGCAGGTACTTTTCTGAGCCCTCGTCCTTGGCTCCGATTACTTTGATCCGCCTTGTTTTGCCTTTGGGCAACTTGATAATAAGGTCGCCTGATTGGCGATTGTACTCGTAGCCGCCAGCGCCAAGCGTGTCGAATAAGTCATCTAGTACATTATCATAGACGGTATCTTTCGACACTCCGGTCATAAGTAGTAACCCAGGCGGCCCGGTCATGATGTAATTTAGCCATTTCGGTATCATTGCAACGGTCTTGCCAGAGCGTACAGAGCCCTCCAGGATAGTAATCCGGGCATCTTGTTCAATCGGGTTAAATATGAATTTCCGGGCTTTATCACCCCATAATCCCCATTCGACCATGTTACTGCCTCTCCTTTTGTAAGGTGTCAATTAGCTGTTGCATAGCACTGCTGTTCTCGCTGCCAGAATTGTCTTTAGCCGTTATTTCAAGCTTTAACTTTTTAACCCGTAGCCGTTGCTCCTTAGTCGCAAGATTACTGCGCAGCAGTTCGTCATACTGCTTGATCATGTTGTTAAGAGTACCCATAGCCCGCGACTGCGCCGCCAGGAACTTTGCTTGTCTATCCCATGGATATTGAAATTCCCATGTTGCAGAGTTTTCGCTTTCAGATTTTAGGTGTTTGACAATTTCGTCCTTGCTTTTAACAAACATGATCTGTTGCGCCCGGATAATGGCAGCGTACTTGATGCAGATATTTTCCCACAGTAAATCTATGGGCGATTTCTCCGCGAACGACTGCGCCAGTTCTAGTGTTTCCGCCGGCAGGTAAGTTGCAAATAGGCCGTGTGTCATGGCCTTGTTGTTGCCGACCGGACCTCCTTTTGCATTCTTGTTGCCCCTGGGAGCACCGGGCTTCTTTTTTTGTTGTACAACAGTTTTATCATTTTGTTGTACAACATTCCATTTGTCCCGCTGCTTCCAGACTGCTATTTTCTTTTCGTCTTCATTTAGCAGCTTGGCGATTTCTCTGTTTGTAATATTACCGCCATGCTCTTTCCAGAGTTTGTAAGCATATTCACGGTT